TCAGATTTTTTTTTTTCAAGCAGAAGACGGCATACGAGATGTAGCCGTGACTGGAGTTCAGACGTGTGCTCTTCCGATCTCGACTCGAGGACAAACAGCCGCTGTAATATGCGCGTCGAAAGCTGAGCAATGGTTTTAGCCACGCTTCGCAAGCTCCGCCTTAATCACTTCAATCGCATCCGCGTCTTTTTCAATCGCATCCGCCAATTCAGGGCTCAGTTGTTTTGCGAGCTTAATCCGCGTGCTGTGATGAGTTTCCGCCCAATCGTCAGGAATAGGCACCAAATCAGGTGCTTGCTCCTTGGGAGCGCCAGGATGAGGAATTGTCAGAGCGTCAGCATCTGCTTCAAGCTCGGCAATCCGGGCGTTCGCGCTTTCAAGCTGATGCTTGAGAGTGACAATCTCAGCTTCAAGCGCTGCAATTTCGCCCGTATCCTTGCCGGTCTCGACAAAATCAATTGCCTCGTCAGCTTCCGGCTCATCAGAAGGCTCAACAGCCTCCGTTGGGACGGGCCTTGCGGCCCATCCCTCTGGAAGGTCTGCGCCTTCAGAAAGCTCAAAAATTCGAGCATCCTCTGTAGGGTGATAACCCCACTTCCGAATTGTTTTCTTTTCTTCAGACATGATGCTTCCTTATCCAACCAGGCGAACAGCGAGGTCAGGGTAAATGGCTTTCCAGCCATACAGCACGTCGATACGAATAATGTCGTCATCGTCATCAATGCTGTATTGCTTGACCACGCGAGCCGAGAGGCCCTTGTAAGTCTCGCGCGCCTTGAACTCAACGCCGTCTGGAAGCTCCAGAGGGCAAGTGACGAGCGCAAAGGCGTTTTTGTGGAAAGCAAGGTTTTGCGGATAAGCCGTGCCACCAGTGCCGGTTTTAACCACAATGGCCGCACCATCAGCAGGCTCGGCGTTAACCGTCTGGTATGGGCCAGACGTAATGATTGCCGGACTAATGGTCAAAGTGGCCGGACCAGTCGAAGCGCCAGAGTCAGCATCAGCAAGAATAGTGAACTCTTGCAGATAAGGCATCTGAAGCTTGCCGGTCGTGCCTTCACCCGGGACAGGGTTCATCGCATAGACGCCTGCAATCGTGATAACGTCGCCAGCCTTCAGAATGCCGGTTGTGCTATTAGTCCAACCGTCAGTAACCAAAGATTGGCTGTTAGTTGACTTAGACGCCGCGTAGGTTGTTCCCTGGCTGCCCCCATTAATGAGCGGGGTTCCGGTCGCAACGCCAACAGTGTGATTTGTGACGTTCTGAGAGCGGAATGTGTCTAGACCAGCAATTTCACCGATTGATCCCTTACGGTATGCCTGAGTGTTCACACCGTTCATATACAGAGCTTGCGCCGTGCCTGCGATGGCATAGCCAGCCGCCGGATTGGTCACAAGTTTGCGCATGTCGGTAGACACAGCCATCTCATCCATGCGTTGAGCAGCAGCAGCAACCTTTGCAAAGTCGTCAGGGGTCGTGCCGGGCGTGCCGACATGGTTCCAGACATTCGAGTAAAGCGCATGGCCATTACGATCAATCGTGTTAGCGAGGGCAATCATTGCGGGCTTGATGTACCGCTCCGAATAGTCCTCAACAGTCAGCGTCAAATCCTTGGAAGAGAACTTCCAGGAAACGTGCTTCTGCTTGTCAACAGTGATTGACGTGTTGGCTTCTTCAACGTCTTGATTGACGCGGGTTTTGCCGTCAGCCGCATAGAATTTTACAGGCTTGCGGATTGAAACAGTATCGCCAACCTTGACGAACTCTTTCTTATATTCACGGTGAACATTGTTAGCCATCGTGAGGTTGTTTTCGAGCTGCACAAGGGCTTCCTGGGCAATGACGCTCGGAGTAATAAGGCTGTTAGCCATTGGTCTAATCCTTAGATCAAAATCAGTTGGACCGAATTAGCGTTGCGCTTCCATTTGCTTATGGCGATGCGCTGCATATTCGGCCATGCTCATCTCCGTGATAGGCTTTGACTGACTGGCGCTTGATCCACCCCGAACCGGCTTAACTGGTGCTGGCGCTTTCGACTGCGCTGGTGCCTGCTTGGCCTTTACCTTCGATTCAAGCTCAAAAATCGCTCGTGCCTGCGCTATTGGCGGCATCTCTGCAATCTTCTTCACCTGATTAGGGTTCTGAGCCATGTAATAAGCCGTATCGGCTCCCATGTCAGAATCCATCAAGGTTTCAACCATGATCGCCGTAAACGGCAAATCACTCTTGATAACCTTCTCGGCAAAGTCCGGGTATTTCTCTGTGCCTTCGTTTGAAAAGTCTGACACCGCATCATTGAACGACGCTGTGCCCTGATCTTCCGCGCTGCCATAATCGGCATCAATACGCTCATATTCCGTTTGCAGATCCTGCTTGCGCACCTTGTAGGCCGCGAGGTCAGAATGATATTCAGCATCGGATGTGTATTTCGTCGGATCAGGTCTAACCAGGCCCTTTTCGCGAGTCTTCAGACGTTCATTTTCCGTCTTTAAGCGCGCAATTTCGGCCTGTGACTTCTCTTCCCGCTCGCGCCGCAACCTGCGCCGCCTTTGGGTCTTTGTCTCAGTCTCTTTCTCGGAGTCTTCGCTTTCCACTTTCGCCGGCTCAATAGCGGCGTCTGCTTCCTGCTGTTCTGGCTGTTCGAGACCATCATTGGTCTCTGTAGACGGCTCGCTTGCGCTCACGTCTGAGAGGTCTTCCAGTGCAACCTCTATCGCTTCTTGATCAGGCAATGGCTTTCGCCTCCTCCTTCACTGGGTTTAGCCCTGTATGGGCATGGGAGCTGGTTGCATGGGCGTCATGGCCTGCTGTAAATGAGCGGCCACAAGCTGCTGCACCAACTGCTCTACTTGCCCAGATTGCAGCATCATCTCGAACTGCATCTGTGCTGCCTCCATCCCAGATTTCCGAGCATCGGCCATCGTCTTCGCGGCCTTCGCTTCGGTTTCTGTTATTTCGGCATTCTGTGCGCGCTGGGCAACTTGCTGCTGCTCCTGCGCGGCTTGAGCGGCTTGCTGCCGCTCCTGTTGTTCTTCCGGGTCATCCGTTTCCGGCTGAAGATTAGGCGGCAACTGCTTCTTGAAGCGCTCCGCAAACTCGTCAGCGCCCGGCCAATCCATGTTTTTAGCCACCAGATCCATGACAATCGTAGCGGCTTGCGGACTGGTCTGGATAAACTGCAACATACTCTCTGCCGCTTCCTGCCGCCGCGTCGTGTAAGACGGCCCAGAGCGGACATGCACAGCATATTCACCGCGCGTTAGGTCGTTCTCAACCATCGGCTCGCCCGTCTGCGGGTCAACGCTCGGTTTATTGATCTCGGCAAAGTCCTCTTCGCCATCTTCGCCTAGAATCCGCTGTTGGCGCGGCGTGTCGTAAATGATTGGTATAAGATCAACCAGGATCTTGCCCGTATGCTCAACGGAAGCGTCAAGGTTGTCCCGAAACTCGAAGGTAGACACGTCGCCTTGACGGTCACGCGCCTGGATTGCCTTGCCGCTCGTCTCATTGCCCTGCGCACCCAGCGAAGCAGAGTAAATGCCTGTGGTGGCCTTCATGCCGTCCGTGGCGCGCATAACCTGCTCAGTGAACGCGCTAGAGCTTGCAGGTGGCTGCTCACGCTGTGGGCGCGCTGTGGGCGCATCCTTGTCTACATCATAGATCAGGACGCTATGATTTGCCGTGTTCGCAGTCTTCCAAATATCAGCGTATTTATTGACCTGTTTGGCAGTCGCGACATACGGCGCTTTAGGCTGCAAAGCCAGGTGCTCAGTTTGCGTGCTCAGCCAGTAATTATAAAGCGTCTGCGTATCCTTGGCGAAGCGAATGACACTATGGCGAACACGATGCTGGCCAACATTGAACTCCTCGCCGACAACCGCAACAATCGGAATATGACGGGTCGGCCATTCCTGTGCCTTCTCAAGCACTTCAAAGCCGTTTGTCTTGATCACCTCAACCTTGATACGGTCGCTCTCACGCTCCGCAACAATAAGCCCATGCATCTCTTTGGGCAGGTCATCCTTGAAGCCCGTGCTTCCATCCATGAGCTGACAGACGGTCGCTGGCTCATGCACTTTGCGCCAATACTCAGCAACTCGAACGGTCTTGCGGGTCGGATTAAGCCCGCCTTGTGAC